ATCAAGCTGGTCTTTGATGGTCTTTTCCATGCGCTTGGCAGACATAAGCGCCGGTTCAAGCTGAATCATGTTCTGCTTGTCCGGTGCAATGCCTTCATGCACGTTGGTGGGCTCCTTACCCATCATCTTCTTGAGCTTATCCCCCAGACCGCCGAGCAAACTATGCCCACGGGCACCAGGAGGAAGGTCATTACCGTCTCCTGGGTAGCCATAAGACGGCATCAGGCTCCTTTCAGCCTGTTTAGGAGCCTCATTCGGGTCGATATACGCCATATCCGAGACGCCTTCCGGCAGCTGGGACGGCTCAACTCCAATCGGGAAGTTGTTATTACCGAAAACAACGTCAATAAGCTGTCCGTAAGCTGCCAAAACCTTAGTCTTGGTGATCTTTACGAACACTCTGGAGCGCTCATGCTCTCGCCAGACCATATCAGAACCGTACCTACCACGGAAATTACGGTAAGAACGAATCCAACGCTGTTCATCATCAAGTCGACGGGTCTTGATCTGCTCAAAACGCGAATTTACCTTGGCCACTAGGCCAGGAATCTCCAGCGGCTTGCTCTCAGGCTCGGTCTGTACGCTGTCGGCCACGCGCATTTCAATGTCGCTGGCTGTACCCATACCCATCCCGTTGCCTTTGTAGGCTGGGACGACCTCTTCTGCCTTAGACCAGTCGGTCTTCATAAACTAACCCTTACTTCTTGAACGTGACGCTCAGGCTCATATCATTCGACAAGCGAGAAATCTTAGCAAGATCGTTGGTAGCACCAGTACCACTCTTAGCAGCCTCAGTCGTCGGCGACACGTTGACCTTGGTGTACGGTCCGATAAGCGACTTATTGACGCTAGCGCCCGAGCCCTTCTTCGATCCTTCCGAACTATTGAACGAACCCTGCGCGATGGAACCGTTCATCTGAGACATAAGGTTATTCGTCTCCCACTTCTCGTTACGATCAGCCTTCATAATAAACTCCTTAGTATCCAAAGTATTTGTCGACAGGGTCCGGGGCTTGACGCTTAGGGACCGATGCAATTTCGAACGAATTATCATTCATTGGGCGAGACATGACACCGTAACGAAACGCGTCGATGGCATGGTCTTCCTGCTTAGTATCGCAATCTTCCGGATTATTAAGATCGGTAGGAATGGAAGAGAGCTGCTTAATCAGATTACGACAAGTGTTGAAGATGAAAACTTTAGGCTTGCCAGTGTCAGGTTGAACAGACAGCCGACGATGAATTTCGTATTTACCAGTGATTCGACTATGAGGACTACGATCTGACGGTCTCCAGATAAGACCGCATTTAGTCATGATTTCAATGATGCTAGGGCCAGTATCACCACGACGAGCCCAGACAGAAGCATCCATAACTCCATATTTAATGTTATCTCCACGTTCCATATCCTTGATCTTGTAAGCGAACAAATCCGCAACTAGACCCTTACCGTAGTATTCTCGGTAGACATAGAGATTATTGTCGTAATCTACTGCAAACCATAACACACAAGCAGGACTACTAAACCCAAAGTCAGCGGCCCTAAATTTAGGCATACTAGTTGTGATGTTGATATCTCTTGGATCGACAACATGTATTGTTCGTTTGAAATCTGAGAATGCCAATCCATCTTGTTCCTCCCACGAACCGTCCAACCACTGCTTACGCTTAATTTCCGGCAACGATGCCAGCATAGTCATGTAAGCTTTAGTCTTAGTCAGGTACGGATTATCGGACAGCTTGGCAGGAATGAACCTACGAGAGATATGATTTACAGTACCGTCCGGTAGATCGACCTTATGGTAGAACGTCGTGTTTGGAGGAGCTGGGTCTACGAACATTTCCTTCACCCAAGCAGAGCCTACGTTCCCAGGGTTTCCTGTAGCACGCATATACTCGGGGATACTCGGATCAACAGACCGTAAGGCGCCTCGGAGATCATTCCAGATATCTGGAGTGGGAAACTGTGGAAGTTCGTCAACTCCGATATAGGTGTAAGATTGTCCTTGGTATCGAAGAGCATCTGTTGAAGATTCGGCATAACCGAAGTCGATTCTAGCCCCACTGGGGAATCTCCATTCCTTCTCCTGCTCACGCCATTGCGCACCAGGGAAAGCTTTCTTGTAGAGTCGCTGAGAATGGTTAATCAGGTCTCGCAGCTCAGGCATCGTTCGACGTAGAATGAGCGCATGGTGCGCTGCTTTGTCACAATGGCGTAGGGGATCAACGATAAGTGAGAAAGACTTTCCTCCACCTCGTGCACCACCATAGAACACTTCACGTTCAGGGGAGGCGAGAAAATCGGTCTGAGGTCCGGGGTTGGGCTCGAAGACGACATCTTGTGCGGCAATCAGATCCTTGACTTCAGCAGGAGCAGAAGCAATAGTTTCAGGGATAACAATCTTAGGGGCTTCAGGCTTGAGTAGCTTCTTGGCATCTCCAAGAGCCTCGGCCCGCTTCTTCATCTTCCAGAGCTTGGTGTTCTGGGCCTTGATTTCAGCGTCAAGGTTTTCTTTCTTGACACGAACGCGCTTAACCGGATTAACACACCCATGCTTGACAGCCAGAGTGTTCATAGTAGCAAGAGAGATATTACGGCCCGTGTCTCGGGCGTAGATCATACCAGCAGCACGAACGGAAATAACTTTGTCTGCGATACGAGTAAGGAGCTTATTGATAAGGTCAATCTGTTCCGGGATAGGCTCCCACAACAGGGGATCAGTCTCGGACTTCTTAAATCCAATAGCCACCGGCTGCTGGGCAAATTTAGCCTTTCGAGGCTCTTTCTTAACGTACTCTCTAATCGTGCTCAATTACTGGTAAGGTAGTCAATTCTGCCTTCGCCGGGAGGATAAAGATTCCAATCTTCGTACCCCCCGAGGCGCTACCGTCTCCTTTTTTGCTGATGCCGGTCCTATCGAGAATATCCTTAGCAGCTTCGAGCCGAAGCTTTCCCCCTTCTTGGACCGGATTATCCATAACCCCAACAATATTCTTAGCCGCAGGAAACGAATTAAGAGCCAGATATCCCTCTGTCCGTTTGGCGATCTCATCTTTAACCGCTGCAACAACATAGGCCCAATGCTTGTGTTTGTAGCCTGCAAGCCTCATTGCTTCGGCTGGATCACCATTAGCTTCGCCAAAGTAAGCTTCTAGGAACTTGTTCTGAAGCTCAGTGTACCCATTCTCTTTGATCGTCAGTTCAGTCGACATTAGGTTTAATCCCAACTACTCGCATATCTCGCACAGGATAATGAAACTGAGCAGTCTTGTGCTTTAGATCAACAAGTCCGGCGCTGTGCATAATGTAGCCTAGCTCCCCAGGAGAGTACGCCCATTTATGTGTCATGACAGGACTCTTGTATTCTGGATCACCGAAGAGACCTAAGATGCCAATACGAGGATTCTCTGGTTCCTTGACCATGTTCCTGATACAGGACTGAACATCCGGGCATTCCAAAATAAGTTCACTGCCCGGTTTCAGGACCCTAACCCAATCCGTCAGAATGTCTAATACTTCCCATCTATAGAAATGCTCAATTACATGAATGGCTCGAATACCATCAGCGTAATTATCAGGGAAAGGAAGAGGTTGAGAAATATCCGCTATGATATCAGGAGAGGGGGCACCAGAAGTCCAAGTAGTTCGATCAACTGAGATCCATCCTGGCTCGCGCTTATCACCAGCGCCGAGGTCGAGGAGAATGGGCATTTAAAACTTTCTAAGTTACCACGCAACAGTGGAGCAGGGGACGTAGTGGACAACGCCATTAATAGTAACCTTAAGCATCACACGCGCAAGGCACGCGGCGCCCGATGCACCAGCAACAAACACCGCAGCAGACGTAGCAGAGATCGCGACGTTAGCACCAGACACCGCAGTAAGCTGAAAGGTATCTGCCGAAGTCTCCGCCGGCTGAACGACGTAGCGAGAATCCGGATTCGAAAAGGGATCAGCCATAATTAAACTCCTCCATAACCAATGATAAACGAAGTTGTAGACGGACCTGACATTGCAATAGCATTAACGTAGGTCGTAGTGTTGTCCGTGCTTACAACTCGCGAAGAAGCCGGATTTATCGGCATGGCCTTAGTGGCCGTAGCAACTCGGCCGTTAGCCGAAGTACCAAATTCAAAATAGACGATGTTAGCCCCGAGGTTACTTACAAGAACAGACAGATCGTCCTGCGGGGCGTTAGCAGGCCACGCAACTAGGGCGTAGCCAGTAGCCGACGTAGCGGAGACTGCCGGGGCGATGCCACCGGACAGGAACGGTCGAAAGGGGCGAACGCTAATAGTCATTTCTTACCTGCATTCTTGTTACGTGGGAAAGAACGATTAGCGCTCTTGGGCTGAACTCGAAGGTTTCCGAAGCCGTTGCCTCCAGGAATACCCTTCTTATGATCTACGTCCTTACCATCGCCCTTACGGACTGCACCCTTCTTGGTGAGCTTAGCTCGGGCGGCATTGCGCTTGGCCCGGTTCTTTAGCTGCTCTGGCTTAGATTGATACTGATCGTATTCTTTTTGGAAATCGCGTGGCATTCTTAATTATTCCAACTCTGTAAAATCAAACTCGTATTGTTCGGGGAGATATTCTTCAAGCTCTACAACTTCTGCACAATTATAAGAACAATAGGCTAGCACCATTCCTTTAGGAACGGGGTTGCCACAATTCAGACAACGTACAAAGCCGTTAAGCATCCGGACCTGGGACCTTATAAACAACCCACGCCTTATTGCCAGTGACATCGCTAATCTCAAAGACCTTTACAGTGGCGGCCTTGCCGGCAATGGTCTTAATCTCCTTGTCGATGGTCACGGCAATCGGCGGACCATTCATGAACTGACAGGAATTACCTTCCTTCTGGAAGTAGGCGTTGATAGCCTCACGACCCTCATGCGCCCCGATAGAAGCCGCCTCCAGAGCATCCTCCATCTCGAAGCAGGCAGTGGCAATCTGAACCCGGTCCCCTACTGCAGCGGCCTGCGTAGGAGCTGCAAAGGCCATCATAACAATAAACGCAAGTGCGGTAAGTTTGATCACGGTGAAAACGCCTTCAAGAGTTCTTTTTCAAGTTCCTTGGCCTTTCGCTCTTCTTCACGACGAATGGCTTCAAGTTTCTTATTTTCTTCCCGAGTCTTCTTTTCCTCGGAATCATCTGGATTGTATCTATACGTTTTGCTCATATTCATAATCAGTGAGTTGCAACCTCAAAATTCGTTGAATCATCAATGTGTAACGATTTAGGTTTGCCTCGGTCTGATCCTGTCTTTCGAGTGTATGCTTCCATGTTATAATCGTCATAGAGGCTTGGATGTTTAGGAGTTACTCCAAACGGCCATTTCGTAATAGATTCCCTGAATTCTTCATACCACATTTCCAATCCTTCCGGACTAACCATACGGTTTAAATCCAGATTGGTATCCTGTTTTTGTACAGTGTTGAAGAACCAGATAGAATTTTGATAAGCTTTTAGAACTTCTCCCTTGGTGCAACCTAGAAACCAGCCGAAGCCAGAAATTAGGTACTTACCAAGATAGCCTTGCAATCTAGTTTCAAATTCATCAGCCAGATAATAAGGAACCGGGATGAAAGCCCAATCAATCTTGGGGCCAATATCCAAATCCTGCAAATGCTTAGTTCTTGTATTTGCATTATCCGATTGGCTGATATGAACATAGCCAATTTCCGGAAAATGTGAAACGTAAAGAAATGTAAAATCAGAATTCATTTGTACCCTTACTTAGAGTATATACACATGCTTAACGATTTGTCAAGTGTTATTTTACAATATGGTGATTATTTTTTCAGATTCAAGGGGTAATTGAATTATTTTTCATATAAGTGAAAATAGTGCTTGACAAATCCGTTGGCATGTGTATATACTTACAGTATATGGACCCCACCGGTAATATATACCATACCCACAAAATTGAAAAATTCCAACTATGAGCTTTTTAAAAAATGCTATGCTCTATATATAGACCCTTCTTAAAGACCATCTTAGACACCTCCCAAAATTTGTTTAATTGGGCCGAAGGGCACCATCAAAAGACCAGTCTTAAATTGTTCCTTGGGGTATTCCATGGCATAGGGCTCGGAGGAGATATCCCAATGATTACAAAGGGGTATACCTGTTAGGACTTAAATTTTAATTTTTATGGATATGGTGTATATCAACAGATATGACCCCCCCTTGGCCCCTGCGTACCCCCATTAACCCCTTGTGCTATAAGGACATTTCAAAATACTCTTTAGTTTTGAAACATATTTGATTTGCATTCTATACAACCTGGCGATGTAGTAATAATATTTCATAAAGAGAGAGATATAATTGATGCATACTTTAGCCATCTGCTAGATAGACAAGTCTGTCTATTCCACCCTCCCCTTAACTAGACCGTTCTGTCTAATTTATTGGCACGCTTCTTGCATTCCTTATAATACGCGGGCACATCGCCAGG